GTCAACAGTTAGTTGGCGCTATCAAACAATCAGTAGCAGCAGATTATGTAGCAACTATCGTCGTTAATGACTTGTGCGATGATGAGTGTGAAGTACTTGATTACATTAAGAAGACGGTGAAGCCATAATGGAACTAGTTGACGTTGGTCTAGAACTACCAGTCATGGTCGCTGATGAGGACTTCATTGAGTATCTGGCAGAAGAAGGTTTTGACGAATCTATCGACGAGGTAGAGGCCGCTGAATACTTTGCCCAGTGGATGAAGGAGAACTGCGAGTGAGTCAACAAGATGTCAGGGAGTTAATCGCCCAAGAGATCGAAGAGTATGCTCGTAAAAGTTATCAAGGCGCTGGAGATACAGATAACGTTGATACTCTAGCGACTGCAGAGTACATCAACACCGCCCTCTTACATGCCGCAGAGATTGCACGAGGCAACACATGACACACGATGAATTGCTGGCAAGTATAAACAACCTTACAGTTGTTGACGGTATCTTTATGAAAGATGCCCTTCGTGCAGTAGTGGAATTGCATAAGCCCGAAATCCCTTATGGACTACACGATGCAGTTGAGGCTTGCCCTATTGATGGAGATGTCTATCCCTGCCGCACCATTCAAGCCATTGAGAAGGAGTTGGGATGAATATTGAAAAGTATCTGCCCTATCTATTGGTAGGAGCAATCGCCCTAAGCGTTCTTGCAGTAATTATGGTGAACCGATAATGGATTACAAGAAGTTAGTACTAGAGAAGTTACTCGACCTGAAGAGTGATGTTGCTCATGATGGCAATCTCATCCAACAGATCGAAGAAATCACTGACTACATGTTCTACCTAGAAGATCGCTATATCCCAGAAGAAGCGCCCGAAAATCAAGAGGAGAAGAAATGACTGAAATCCGCCCATGGGGATCCTACGAGATCCTCCATACCAATGGAAACCACCAGGTAAAGACACTCACCGTAGAACCTGGCCATAGACTCTCCTACCAGACCCATGAGCACCGCTCTGAGTACTGGGTGATTGTCTCTGGCTCTGGAATTGTGACCTTCAATGGCCAGGAGGCTCTATGCCAGGTGGGTGATGCCTTTGTCATTGAGCAGGGTGATGCTCATCGTATTGCTAATGTATACAGTGAGCCGCTGGTCTTTATTGAGGTGCAGTTGGGTGATCAATTGCGTGAAGATGACATTGTCAGGTTGGATGATGACTATGGTCGTACTGAACTCTAAGAAGAAATAACCTGGGGGCGCGAGAGCATTTGTGCTTAAAAAATGCGCCCCGTGTTTCATACTTATGCCATGGCTATTAAATTCACCTGCAGCAAGTGCTTCCATGAGATGGATAGCGGCGTCTGCACTGTTGAGTCATGCAAGTGCATCTGTGAGGTAGCAAAATGAATGAAGAGCCAAAGAAGACTAAGTGGGTTCCACAGCCCAACAGCAGGCATTTAACGAAATGGCATATCCACAGTTACCATAAAGGTTCACCAGCAACTGGTTGGGGTGGCGTTGGTCCTAAGGCAATTGCTGATATGCATGAGAAGATGCATGCCGAGGGCGCCTTCCAAGAAGGCCAAGAGCACAAGCACTGGGAACCTAAGCGATAGGTTCGTCGCTAAACTGATCTAGTGGGATTCTCCAAGATCCTTCTGGCGCATAGAGCCATTCATCACGCTGTACATCTTCCATCTTGATCCAACCAAATACCTCTACCTCTGAGTAGTAGTCGCGATCTAGCACGCGAGCGCCCACGAGCAACCATCCTGGTCGTATATCTTTAGGAAAGACTGGGATCTCATCACGAGTGCGGATGGATTTGACTTCAATGTTTGTGCCCACATCAGCGATGTCTTTTCTGAATGGGTGCTCTTCATTGGTGTAAAAGGGAAATGTGAATGACTGCTTGTAGAGTTTGGCCACGGCATACTCAGCAACGATCGTTCTAACATTAGCGGCAATCTCTGGCTCTAATTTGGCTTTGTTATCTCCTGCATAGTTAGGGCGGTCTACAGATCCCCATTTCATCATCCAGCGATTAAGGGCAATATCCGCGCAGGCTCTCACTTCTTCTTTGCTTAATTTCACTATTTTTGACATGTGGCAAACCTAGCACACTGAGACAATTAAGGCTCAACCCTATAAGGAGATTCCATGGCAGATCCAAAACCAATTCCACCAGTAACTGATAAAACACCAGGAACCGCTGCTCGCTTCCTCGAAGTAGCGCTTTCACAGGTCGGCGTTATTGAAGGTCCAAAAGATAACGAGACACCATACGGCGCATTTACTGGCGCTAACTTCCAACCATGGTGTGGTTCCTTCATGATGTGGTGCGCCCACAATTCTGGCGTTACTATTCCTAACACTGTCTACACACCAAATGGTGCTGCGGCATTCAAGAAGGCAGGCACATGGGCCGATGCAGCAACCGCTCACCCACAGCCTGGTGACTTGATTTACTTCTCATTTGTCCCAAATGCCACACCATCATCACCTATCCAGCACGTTGGTGTTGTACTCAAGGATAATGGCGATGGCACAATCACCACTGTTGAGGGCAATACCTCTCCAGACCTCAAGCCTAAGGGCAGCCCTAATAACGGCGGAGAAGTCGCTTCTAACGTCCGTGGCTACAAGGCCAATAACTCACGTCACCTCTGGTCTACTGTGGTCGGATTTGGCCGACCAGCCTATGCAGGAGCCTCCGCTGACTCACACCCAGCAACACCAGCCCCTAAAGCAATCCCACCGTTCCCAGGAACGATTAAACCAGGCGATACAGGTCCTAACGTGTCCGCCATCCAGACAGCCCTTCATTTGAACGCTGACGGCCAATATGGACCACTTACCAAAAAGGCAGTCATGGCTGTTCAGACTCAGGCTGATGCTTTAGACTCAAACGGCATTGTTGGACCTAAGACTTGGGCGGAAATTTTCCAAAACGCCTAATATAGGACAAATTGGACACCCAGTAAGAACCCTCTCAGAACTGGTATTCTGGGGGGGTTCCTTATTAGGGGGTAGAGATGACAACCATCGTGGGAGTCCAGTACGAAGATAGGTCTGTCATTGTTGCTGATAACCAAGTAACTGACTTCTCGACAAGTTCAATGCGCCGTCTCAATCATCCAGATATGAAGAAGATTGCGCAACGAGGAGCATTTCTAGTTGCTGGTAGTGGTGAAGTAATGCCCTGCGATGTGGCTCAGCATTTCTGGAATCCACCAAAGCCAACCGCTAAAGATAAAGAAGATCTATATCATTTTGTTATTACTAAGGCGATGCCATCACTTCGCAAGTGTTTGACAGAGAATGGCTATGATTTTAACGAGGGCAAGGGCGATAACAAGGCTGATGGAGAATCTCGCTTCCACTTCATCATGGCTGTAGGTGGAGAACTCTTTGATGTTGCTGATGACCTATCGGTCTGCAGAACTCAAGATGGACTCTATGGTGTAGGCTCTGGCGCAGACTTTGCTTTGGGCGCTTTGGCGGCAGGAGCAACTCCTGAAGAAGCCGTAGAGATCGCATGTCGATTTAGCATCTACTCATCAGGACCACTACTAACTATGGAGCAATATAAGTGAGCGAAGACGTTCTTTATAAGTCTAATCGACAGAAGAAGATCGAGGAGCGTCAGGCTCTTCAATTAGATGCACTCATTGCAAAGCGCAATAAGGAAGCAGAGGACCGCTGGACAGCGGCCCAAATTCAAGCAGCAGGATTTCAATCAGTACTGGACTACGCCGTAGAGCAGTTTAATGAGCACAAGGAAGAATTAGAAGCAGAGATGGTTACAAAGACAGAAGAGATGATCGAAGCACGCCAAGAAGAGATTAAGAACTACCTTCTTTCAGAGAAAGATAAGTATTTAGAGAGTATCGGCATTCAGGCTGATTGATAATATCCCAATGAATAAAAACGACGCTTTTGAGACTGGGCGAAATAAGCGCAGTAAAAAGGCCGTTATCTTTGACCTCGACGGAACTCTGGCAGATATTAAAGACTATGAAGCACTTCATAAAATCAATAGCGATGAGTTTCGCCAGGCTGCTGATCATGCCGATGCTTATCCTCACATGGTTGCACTTGCTAAAGAAGCAAAGCAAAAGGGACGAGACGTCATTATCCTGACTGCTCGGTCAGCCTATTACCGTTCGGATACCAAGAACTGGCTTCACAAGCACGGTGTCCCATACGACCAGTTGTACATGCGCCCCATTGACAACGATGAGAAGGACAAGAAAGTCAAGAAGCACATTCTTGAAGAGCAGGTATTACCCCATTTTGAGGTTAAGAAAGCCTACGATGACAAGAAGAAGAATGTTAAAATGTATCGTAAGGAAGGGATAGACGCTAAGAAGGTGAACTAATGGCTAAGAAAGATAAGCCTAAGTTTGTCCTGCCAACAGGCGGGGATTATCGTCTCAACCAATCCGCACCCATATTCAACGACAGGCGCACAAGACGTAACAGAGACCGTTCGACACAAAATCGCCAATCTATCGAACGGAGTCTTAAGGATGAAGGACAACATTAAACTATTCTGGAACGTGCTCATGCGCATCGTTGCAGCATTCACAGCAAGTGCACTTGGCGTTATTGGTGCTGGTGCTATTGCACACATTTCAACACTTAAAGCAATGACCGTAGCAGGACTTACCGCATGCGCAACTGTTGTTGAAAAGTTGGCTCGTGGTTTTATGGACGATGGCAAGTTGTCTCTTGATGAGATTAACGCAGCATTTGCTGCTGTCGATACTCAAGCAACAACTGCAGCAGATCTACAGGTACAGGCTCGTCAGCAAGGTGCAGACTTAACAGTTTCTGCTGCTGATGGCTCTATTGCTCCAGCAGTTGCAGCGCCAGTAGTTGCAGCACCTGCTGCTCCTGCGCCAACTGCAGAGGACGTTGCTTCAGTACCAACTGAAGCACCAACTCCAGCAGTAATCGACCCTAACTACAACTAAACGTTACGTCCATCTGTGGAGTAAAAACCTCCACCTTTAAAAGATAGACCAAACGGAGAGAACACTCTAGTAAGAGCGTAGCCGCATGATTCGCAGAAGTACTCTGGTTCTGAATCGTGAATGCTACGCTCTTTTTCTTGCGTAATATCGCATTCCATACAGGCGTATTCGTAGACAGCCATTATTGATCCTCCATATGTTTCTTTTCGCAGTGACGAGCCATTGATGGTACTACAAATCTAGTACCACATAGTTCGCAGGTATACAGTTTAGTGTGAGCGTCTATGCTCATATTATGCCCATACACAAGAAGAAAAAGAGGGCAAACTAAAGCCATGACAACCACACTTGAGGCAAATGTCGAGTTTACTGCGCAGGATCGCTGCGATCGATGTGGCGCCCAAGCAAAGGTTAGAGCAAAATTACTCTCAGGAGAACTTCTTTTCTGTGGTCATCATGCGCGGGAAGTTGGACTTACTTTAGTGATGAAATCTGTTTCAGTTTTTGATCCTGAGGAGATTCTTAATGGGCGCTGACAATCTTTCTGTTCAACAGTTCCAACATGCCAGCAATGGTATGTATGGAAGTCCTGCTGGTCAATATGGCAATTACAATCAAGGAAACTTAAATGAGCAATCTTAGTCGCAAGCAGTTTGAAAAGGCTCACGATATTGAGGCGATGCAAAGACACCGTGCTATGCGTCAAGGTCTTCAAGGTACTTATGTAGGAATTGG